CTACCTGTTATAGTAACTACATTAGATTCATAATCAACTGTAAATCCAGTATTTTCTACAAGATAAGTTCCTACGGGTGCTTCAACTTTTATATTTATGGGTGTACCAGATAAAGCACTTAGAACTGTATTTGTTCCTGAACTAAATGCAGTTTCAAGATATTTTTGATTTACTCTACCTACAAGTTCAACTGCATTTACTAAAAGTGAGTCGTCTTTACCTGATTTTGTAATTACATATCCCGGAGTTGATGACACATTACCTTGTTCAAACTTATATGGTGTAGTAACACCATCTGTACTTTCTACAGTTACTATTTTGTTATTTGTAAATAAAAGAGAATCTGACTCTAATAATAATAATTCAGTACATTGAACAAAAGAACCTGTTGCAATAAACTTTCCAACATGGGTAGAATTTGCAGCTGATGTTGGTTCTTTAAATTGAAAACTACTATTTACATTTGAAATTATATCTTGAATTATCAAGTCATTATCTTGGTTTGCATCATATACGTTTTTAGTTCTGTTTACGGGGGAAGTGGAAGTACCAGATAAAACATCAGCATTTAAAAATGTATCAAGTAACATTCTTCCATCACCTCTTACATGGACTTTCTTTGGATTTGTATTGTCGTTAATTTTCCAAACTTTACCCGCAAGTTTCATTGTCATTGGTTGTGGAGAACTTAACTGTATAATTTCTGATTCTTCATCTGAAAGATTTACACCCGTATATAATCTCATTTGATATATACAACCTGCCCATTTTTCAGTTACAGAACTAGGATGTTGATGAGATCCAATTCTTATATTTTCACTTTGACCGTATGTAGTTGTATCAGTAAATTGAACTTCTAAAACACCGTTTAAATAACATGAAACTAAATTATTTTCATCACGTTTAATTCTAATTAATACAGGCACAGTATTACCAAATCCTTGAGAAGTTCCTTCACGTTCAACAGGTGATCCTGAAGATGCTAAAGTTCTAACAAATAATCTTTTATCTCCACTTGATTTATAAATAAACCCTACTTCTATTCCACCATTAGTTGTGTCATATTTACTAAATATTATAGCCTTTTCATCAGTTGAATAACTGCCTAAAGTATTACTCCATGCACAATATATGTATAAGTCAAATTGTTTTGTCATATCTAGCCTTGCATTATCTGGTATTTCATAAAAATCAGTTGAACTTGACTTAGTAAATTTTAAACAATATTGGGCTTGAAATTTTTTATCGTTTAATGAATCGTTTGGGTTGATAAATCTACTAATTGGTAAATCTGCACTTGGATTCATATCATACCCACTTTCATCATTTACAGTTAATTGAAAATTATATATTGCTGATAAGTCAGTAACATCTACAATATCCTGTATATATTTTAGATTATAATTTAAGTCAATATCCGTTCCCATAGGAAAACTAAAAAATCCTTGATCTACAGTTCTTGTTCCAAATCTTGAAACGGTTGAAGCAGTTATTTTCTGATCCCTTCTTGCAGATACCGTTCCATTAGTAGCAATTTTCTCAACTACTGCTTTTGCTATAGGCATTATTATGCACCACTTGTTTCTACTAATATCCTAGAATAATCTCCAATCGTATTAGTTCCAGTAATCATAGTAACTCTTACAAGATATGAAGTACCAGATGTTAAACCACTTACAGTTTTACTTGTGGCACTTCCTGTATATTCAACTGTTGTCCAATCTAATCCATTATTTAACCTATATTGTATTCTGTAACCTGTAAATCCGGGAGATCCTGTACCTGTATCTGTTGGAAGTGTCCATGTTAAATCAATTTCACCGGAACTACTACCTGTATCAGCTTGGAAGTTTGTAGGCTTCTTTGAACCATCAGTATTATATAATGAAACTACACTACCTTCAATAAATTTGATTGTTCCAGTAGCAGATACGGGTGTGGTCGAAGTAAGTGAACATACTATTGAGTTTATTGTACCATTCCATGAAATAACATCTAAACTATTACTTGTATCTACTATTGCAAGTGTGAAAGCATCATCTAAACTTATAGGTCTAAATGTATTTTTTAATGCTAACATTTGTTCCCAAATTGTTCTTGTATTACCGCTAATTCCTGAACCTGTTAGTTGATCAGTTGTGTAATTTATCAGTTTCCATGTCAAGTTTACCGTAGTAGAGTTACCTTCTACTTTGACTAAGATTTGTTCTTCAGAACCTTCTTCTGGTAAAGGTGTTGGTGTTACAGGGGAGTTTATACTAAAATTAAAGTTATCAAATACAGGTAATTGATAAGTTATAATAACCGTTCCAGCAGTATTCAATTTTCTAACTTCTATTCTATATCCTGCCATTATCCATACCTCGTATTTCTACCTACTCTTTCTATTGTATCTAATACTTCTGGTGATATATCATTAACACTTCCCGGAAGTTGCAACCCCCCATCTATAATAACTATTGTTTGTGATGAACTAGAACTATTAATTCTATCATTACCTCTATTAGTATTACCTACCCCACTATCCGGCTCAGTTGTACTCCCACTATCATCGCCACCACCAAATAACCAATTACCTAAAATTGGTATATTTTTTAACCATTCCACAAAGTTACTAAAAGCATCAGTAATTGAAGTAAAGAAAGCTGTTAATCCATCCCATGCAGGTTGTAATGTTGCATCTATGAAAGTTTTTGCACCTGTAAAGAAACCTGTTATTCCATCAAATGCTCCTGTCAATGTAGTAGTTATAGTATCTAACGCAGTTGTAAATGTTTCTGATAATGCTAAACTTACACCGCTAAGATCAATATTAAATAATTTAAGAACTCCATGTATTAATACTAAAACTTCTTTAATATTATTAAGCCCAATTCCATCAAACCAATTCCAACTTAGCCACCATTGTGTAAGTGTACCAAATGGATCAGTTAAAAATCCTATTAAAGTATTTCCTATAGTAGATCCCCATTGTCTTAAAGGTGGAGCTAATAATTGATACATTGGTAATGCAATATTTCTTAATAGATATATCATTATTGGTCTTAGGAAAAATCCTATAAAATCTCCAAAAGGTCTAAGTATCATTAATACAGTTGTGTTAAATAATTTCATCATACCTTGTAACATTGGTGATGACTGGATCATTAAACTTGTTATCTGTTTCATCATTTTTGAAATTCCTATTATACCAATAGCTATACCGCCTAATTTAGCCATATTTTTCATCATACCATTAGAACCCCCAGCAGAACCACCCCCACCTAATTTACCTAACATTCCAGTAATTCCTCCTCCACCAGATGAACCACCAGATGAACCACCAGATGAACCACCACCTAGTTTATTCAATCGTGATTCTAATTCTCTTATTTTTGAGTCGTCTATTACGACTTTTAGAGTATATTGTTCACCCATGATATATAAAATTAACCTATCTATTTAAATATAACTAACTTTTTAGTGGGGTATCACTTAACCATGTTTGTTTCACTCCAAGATTATCGAACATATTACTTATTAATTCTATATTTATAGAAATTGTATTAATCAAATATTGTGTAGGTTGTCTATCAACTTGTTCTTTATCCCATTTAAATAATAATGCACAAACAGCGTAAATGTAATTTACTACTGCTTCTGGTCTAGAATCTTGTCCAAGCTCCCCCCACTTCCCATCCCGAGATTGTTCATATAAATCTCTAAAGGGAGTATCTCTAGCATTTTGCCAATAATGGCGGTCATATCCTTTGCTCCGACCTTCTTTACTTCTGTTTGATTTAGGAAATCAAATGAGTCACTTTTAACTGCAATTCGTAATAATCTATCTGCAAACTGATTAAAATCTAATGAACCACCATTGGTTGATTCTTTAATTATTATTTGAAATTCTCCCCACGGAAGATCATCTGCAAATTGGATTTCAATATCTTTACCATTTACAGGTAGGGTTACTTTATGTAATTCCATATAATTTATATTATTTTAATAATTATATAAGTCTATCTATGTCCATAGAAATATTGGAGTAGCATCAATAGATGTTGCAACTATACTTCTACAGGTAAAATCAAATTCTTGAGTTATTAAATCACCCGGAGCAACTGTAGGTGTTCCATGTTTTGAAAGACCAACTCCTGAAAACAATAATGTTAAACTTCTTTCAGCGGCATTAGTTAATCCATTTGTAATTGTAACTTCAAAACTTGCTATTTCCCCTCTAGCAACTACTATATCTAAAATATCAGCGTTCTCAAATGCCATAGTAATTTTACCTGTCATTTCTAATAACTGAGGATATGCAGCTGAAGCATCTGCACTTCCGAGTGAATATAACAATTTTTGATTTCTATTTATTGTCAAGTCTAAATCTTGTACTTTGCTTAAAGTTGATCCATTAGGCATTTCTACAGTTGAATGAACAAAATTCATAGCAGTAAAGGAAGCATTGTTTGGTATTGTTGAATCTAATGATGTTCCAATAGCATCTTCTTTTCCCCATACAAAACTTTCTGTAATGGAAACTGGATTGTCAATAGATGTTTTTAAATTAACAGTTTCTGCTATTACACCTTTAGCATTTCTTACAACATTTTCCCCCGTTAATGCAGCTCCAAATTCTAAATGTTGTGATTTTGCTACTCTAATGTTAGAATTAAGTGCTGGATCACTTTTCCAAATTCTTTTTACTTGTGTGTTGTTGGTTGTTGCATCTTGTGTTGTAGGGTTGTTAAATAATCCAGTTAAAAAGTAAGCATTTCCTAAAGTGTATTCAACCGTACAAGCACCTGAATTTTTTCCATAAAGAAATGATTCTACTTCAGGGGTATATAATTGAGGAAGTGAAGTTTGATTATTACTCCATTCAAGTCCTGATATTTTAGAATCGAACCCAAAAGCGTGTTCAACTGTGCCACCTGATTTAAAGGTATTTTCAAAGGATCTAACTACATACGCACTACTAGCACTACTAACCATGTATAAATACTTATTAGATAGTATTTAAGAATTATGGATTCAATTTTATGGCACTTACACTTATTAGATAACGATATAAGTTTCTATATTCTTCATTTAATGAAGTTATACCTTCTGGTAACATTTGTATATATGTACGATTATTTATGGTAGGAACAACATTAGTTTTTAATATTCTCATTATTTCATCGACTAATTGTAATACTCTTGACTCTGATTCACTTGTTCTAACATCTATGGATATGGAAACATCGTGAAGCCAATCATAAGTGAATTTAGTAGCATCTGTTGCATCACCTTGCATAAGGCTATATATCTGTGGATTTTCAGCATCTATGCTTATAATTACTTGATTATAATTTCTACTTCCCAAACCTACATTTTTAATATTCCATTGTGTTTGAAATAGAGGCTTTGCTCCTCCACTAGATTTCCACTTACCGTTCAATAAAGTGATTAAATCATTAGCAAATGTTAAGCCTATGAAACCATCTGTCATTTTATATTACCTACCTTTCCCATAAACTTATCTGCTTTCTTTGCATATTTATTAATTGTCTTACTAATTTTAGCCACTTTACTTAAAAATTTACCAATAGCACTCTTTTGTTTACCTCCACTTGATTTACTCCTTGTTGATATAACACCTCGTTTAGAAATAAATGCTTTAATTCCTTTTTTCATAAATCTTTTTGGTTTAATTCCTTTATTGTTAATTTTTCTTAATATTTTCCATGTTATATAGGTTAATTGAGGTTCTCCAGTTACACCTAATTTTCCTTCTACCCATAATTTAAGTGCATCAAAATTAACCCATTTTCCCGGTGGAAGACCAAATTCTACAAAATACGCATAAGGAGTATCTGCTTCAACAGTTTTAAAAGAACCCCAAAATCCACCTTTTATATTTTTTCTAAGATTTCCAGTAAACGTTATATCATCCATTCCAATTTGTTTTTGTATTTTTTGTATAAGTTCTTTTTGCATATCATCAGTCATTCTATTAATTTCTTTTAAATTAGATTGATGTGCATCTTCTTTATCTTTTTTTGTTTGGAAAATAGTTTGTTCTTTAAAATTAGTTTCATCTCTCCATTCTTGTTGTTGATTTCCTGCTTGTTGATATGCTCTACCTGCTTGTTTAGCCTTTTGATTTGCTTTTTTACCTGCTTTAGCACCTGCTTTAGCACCTTGAGCTGCCACTCTAGCTGCCATTGAAGCAAGTCGTACTGCCATCATAGCACCTCTACCCACAAAAGCTGCTATAGCAAATGGTATAACCATATCACCATGTAGAAGTTATTTCGCTTCTGCTCCATATTATTTGGTCAATTTCAGTTTGCCATCTATCCATTACTTTACTTTTATCAATGTTACCTTCCCCACCATAAGCAATTTGTGACATTTGGAAATCAGTTCCTAATAGGTCAATACAGGTCATTAGTTTACAGGCTTTTTGAATGTCTCTTGGTATTGGCTCT